AGGAATAATATATTTTTCATATCAATAATTTACAATAGTGATTTTTTCGATGAAATTGGGCCCATCATTCAGCCATACATCGCCGGAAGCGGTTAGGGAAATGCCGGTGCTCGTTCGGGTGTAGTTGTGGAAGATCACACCATTTCGAAAAATGCGGATACGGCGACCGACGTAACTAGCTGGTAGTGTGAGAGTGTTAGTTCCTGCGATAGGGTCATTGGCGCCCGGTCCATCAACAGTCAAAACAAGATCATCGAGCAAAGCGGACGTGCCCGATGTAGTGGATCCGCCACAACCAAATGTTAGAGAACTTTTGCAACAACCAAACTGCCTGCTTACCAGCCTAAATACCAGGTCGCCGCTATACAAATAAAGCCTGCCAATGCGTTTATTTACTTTGCTGTTATTCCAAATTTCTACATAGTCGTGTTTGTCCGCTGCTTCACCAAGCACACTGCCACCTGCATCCACCACTTCAGCAGGATACGCCACAATGGGCAATCCGTCTGCATCGGTTGGCAAAAAAGTTTGTGTGACGATTTTTTGGTACATAAAACGACCGGAAGAAGAATTAAGCAGGTGTATGCATGTGCCACACACCCGCAATTAATTAACCACCAATTAACCGCCTATTGGAGCGCCACCATAAGTGGCAAGTCCATAAAGTGGCCACAGTGCGCGTTCGGGGCTGAATAAAGATTTCCAGGTAGCTACACCGCTGAAACGAAGAATCTCGTTTTCGCCACGGTTGCTTACTTCGGAAATTTTTAAAGAAGCCGTTACGCCGGTTTTGCCGCCAAACACGTGTTTGCTGCGGCTAACATACCACACCTTCACTTCGCCACCACACTGCAATGTGCGCACGGCTTCGTAGTTGATATCGTTTGTTTCGTCCACATCAAAGTTCAGCGTGTGCGTGCGATCCACCACAATAATGCGCTGTCCGCTTATGGTCTGTTCCTGATCTGTTGGCTGGGGCTTGTCGCCGATAACACGAAGCAGTCGCAACTTGTCGTTGTCAACTATGTCGTCATTATCAAGGCGGTCCGCCCATTCAGCCGCATCCGTTTCGTCTGTCAAATCCGCGCTATCAGGCCTGCCCAATATCACGTATTCAATTTCCGAAAGGTTTACGGATGGCGAACAGTCCGAAAAAGAGACCACCGGTAGCGGGCTATCGCAGTTGTCTATGCAAACGGGAGTTGCCATTTTTAAAAATTAAGTTTGTGAAAAAAAAATAGTCCGTCCAAAAGCTATTTCACTGCATCGCCGGATAAACCCCCTGCGCTGGGTACATCATGCAATAAAGGCTGCACGCTACCTGGTTCTGTTGTAAAATTACTACATCAATAGTATTCGTAACAAAAAAATTATTTACACCAACTCTATGTTGGCGCAGCAACTTGTATTTAAGTAAACTGTGTCCTGCTGAAACTCGATGGTAAATAAGTAAATATTACCAATTACCTGCTGCGCCAATGCAGGACGCATATTTTTTATTACTCCGCTATAAATACCGCCTGGTGTGGTAAGTACCACCCTCTTGTGCATACACATAAGTACCAGTCCTTCACCCACGGAGTAAGGTACAAGCAACTCAAAACGAAGGTTATCCATAAACTTTTGCAACGTCGGTACAAAGTTTTTGGCTCCATCTTCCACACCTTCTTCTTCAATACTGGGTGTTTCTTTTTCAATGTGGCTATCCAGCAATACTTTTTGCTTCCATCCAGTTTGGTACATAATGGGCGCAAGGTCACATCCGTCATTATCAATCTCTAAATACAGGTATCTAAATTCAGGATCACTCCAAAGCATGCACCCCACCTGAAAAACATCGCTCACATAAACAGCCCCATTCACGTCAAACTGCAGGTAGTAATACCCGGCGTCCATGGCAAAGGTTTCACTGTCAACTTCAAGCGTTCCGCCTGCGTGGAAAAAATAGTCATAACCATCAACAGTTTGTTGTGTTCCAATATCCCCAATCAGCGAATCGAGGTCATAAGATTCCGCTTCCGTTTGCGCGTTAATTATCCGCCAACTGGTAACCTCGTTGGTACCGCTAAGCGGAACGGGCACACGGAACTGCCAGGGTAAAGGGCCATCCTTGGGGGTAAGGTGCATAAATATCTGATCAATACTACCCGGTTTCAAAAACCGGTTTTGCTTGGCAATATTGTCATAAATGCGAAAAATTGTTTTCAGTTCATTATAAATCATCATGTACCTTTTTAGGAATTAGCAAGAATCCCCGGTGGGTGTTCCCAAAATACCATCGGCGATATTATAAACTGTTCCGCCGATGATGGCGTAGTTAAAACCAACCGCGAGCGAAGTAAGATCAACATCGGTGTAAATACGCGATCCGGTAACCAGTACACTGTCGTCACTGTAATAATCACCGGGCAGGCCGCCGCACTCCGGCGCCATCGTACTTAGTATAATAGAAAAGCTGTAAGGGGTAAGGGTAGTGGTTGAATACGGCCCGCACTCTTTTACATAACTACCAATGGTAGTAAATACCCTCACCGTGTATGAGGTGCTTGCTGTAAGCCCTGATGGCGCCCACGTAAGCGGATCAGCAACGGGTGTGGTGTCGGTGAAAGTATCAATTTCGGTTACCCCGCTGTAAAGCTTCAGGGTAACTTCATTCGCTCCTGCAGAAATACCGGTAACCGCTACATCTACGGAAGTAACGCGCGGTTCGAGTTCCACACTTGGGCAGGTCAAATCCGAGGTGCTAACATTTTGTCTAGCGCAAGTGCGCGAATAGGATAGCTCACTTTCCAGAACAGTCACTTCTATTTCATAGGCGGCATTAATATCCAGTCCTGTGAAGGTGCCGGTTACACTTCCCACCCATGGCGCTGCATGCAATTGCGTATCCACAAGAACCCCCTCCTTGTAAAGCTTCACCTGGTAATCGGTCGCAACATCGAGAGGCGCAAAGGCATAGCCCACAGTTGTTGTGGTAGGTGTGGCTGAAACTGTGGGGCAAACAATAAAGAAATCCGTGGCCACATCATGCAGCAAATCCAGTTCCAGCGTTTCGCTTATTAAGTTGTATTCACTTCTTTCTACTTCCCCCCAGCCAAAAGCAGTTTTATGTAATTCGCTTGGATCAAAACCATCATCGCAACAATGGGGCACTGTTATGCGTACCTGCTTTCGCGTGCGGATCGAGGAAATAAAATTGGTTTCAACCCCGTTCATCTTGCCAACAAGTAAAACGCGGTTATGCTGCCAATAATCCCGATGGAGTTGTGCAAATGCCAAAGTGTTATTTATTTTCGCATCACCCAAAATTCCAGCTTCTGTAAGTATGGCGTCGCTGCTATCGCAAGCCACTACGCAAAAACCGTCGTCGCTTACCAGGCTATCACGACTATCCGGATTGTCAACTATAAAAAGAAAATCTGTTGTGAATTTATCGCTTGCATATACTTTTTCATTACCCGCCCCAATACTTATCACACAGTTGCCTCCGTACTCAATAGGCAGCCCTTTAAAATCCGGGTTAAAAGCTTCCATCAACCTGAATCTTTCATACTTTGGCATGTCTTCCCGTACGTAGCTATATTTTCGTTTGTGGAAAGTGTATTTGTTGTAGATACTGTTTGTAAAGTCAATGCCTTCCGCAGATGTAATGTAACTTACATGCTCCAAAACGAAATAGTTATCGTCGGTCACATGATACTTTACCTGAAAGCAGACAAAAAGAAATTCCATCAGCTTATTGAAAGATATCATCGCGAGGGTGGCATTACCAGAAGCATCGGGTCTCTTAACGTCGCTCTTTTGAAAAAAGACCAGGTTTAAAACTTTGCTTGCCTCTTCTGTAACGTAGTTGTCAGTGCTTATATTTTCAGGGTTTATCTGGAAAAAATCGCTTCTTACTGTAAGACTTGGGCAGATGGTTGCAATCAAGCCCTGTATCAAATCGGAAAAAGGGACCCCATTGTCAATTTCAGTCACTTCTTGTCCTAAAATGCTATACCCGTACGAACCGGCAATTGGGCTGTATTCATATTCATAGTAATCGTATAGAATAGCAGGGGCATAAAGCCCGCCACCTAAATTGTAACGTGCATAACTGTCGGTACCGCTTAGCGTGTCACCTATATCATAAGTATAATCACGGCGATAAAATGTCCAACTGTCGCCGGTAACAGGGCAATCAGAAACAATATCGCATGTCGCATATTCCAGAGTCCCGGGCGAAGGGGTAACGGTTTTACGCTCCGCGGTAAGTTCAAAAGCGTTGTATTCGGTAGCGCCATCCTTTTCGAGGCAATAATACTTATCAACCGTTTCAATTTCCAGGGCCACAGTACAAGCATCAATATCCCATTTACCTGCTGTTAATGGCAGGTTGCCAATAAACCAATCGCTCCATACTCCGCCGCATTTCTTTTGTATTCGTAAATCAACGTTTTCACAACGAAAAAGAGAAGTTTCCAGAAGATACAGCCATTCAAAATCAGCGCCTATAAAAACCAATTCGCCCGATAAATCTCTTTTATAACCCAACCGCGCTTCCTTCTCCTTGCTGAAAGTTTCTTTTACTTTGCTTACTTCAGTAGGATTAGCAAGGTAGTCCGTACCATAGGTGCCGGATAAATAAAAACGGTATTTCGATGCTAAAGACATTACGCGATTTTCACCCTCCTTGTGTGGTTCGGTCTGCGCTCAACGCGATAACCGTTTTCATAAGTTGTTTTCTCACCATCAGCAATCTTTTTCAGGGTTGCTGACTGGTTGCGCAATTCGCCTACCACAGCAGGATCGTAACTGTTTCCGTTTTGCTGGTTATTTAAACCTACTACCCTCGCAACCACACTACCCATATCGGGTAAGTTTATCGGCTCCATGGTAGGCATCTTTGGCACCAGTCCTTTATTAATCAATTCAAACAAAGGCTCAAATTGCTTGGCGTGCTTTCCGTTGCGGAAAAAGTAGGCATACTCCCCGCCTTCCGCTTCCGCAATCTTCTGCCCGGTTTTGCCATCATACAGGCCAATGCCGCCGCTTTCATGCCTGGTGGATTGGCCGGTAAGATCCAATTCGCCGCCGTGCCTGAATTTCGCCGCTGATTCTGATTTCTTTTTAACGGCTACAAAAGTTGAAAGCATTGTAGCAATGGCAGCAAGTGCGAGTACTGTACCCACTACAGGCCCCAACTTACTGCCTTCTTTAAAGTAGGTGGCCGCGCTTACGGCAAGATTAGATGCGGCTATTACCCCGTTTATAAGTACTTGTGCTTTTGCGAATTTAGCCTGCGCTTCCTGCGCTTTTTTCAATTCTTCGGCTTCCTGCGCTTTTTGGGTTTTTAAATCATCCAACTTGCGTTGTTCAAGTTCGAGGTTATTGGCGTAACCCTTATCCATCAACTCTTTTTCACGTTCCACCACTTCTTCCTGCGCGTCAATTTGTTCCTCTAAGGCATCAATCAGCCGTTGGCTTTCATCAATCCGGTTGGTAATACTTTGCTGATAAAGATCAGTAATGGTGCTGAACAACTCCTTCGCCCCGCTCACCAAATCGTCTTTTTCCTGATCGGAAAGTTTAAGCCCCAGCGTTTCGGATAAATCTTTTTTGCCTGCAGGTTTGGAAGAAAGCGCCTTTTCCAAATCCTGTATTACTTTTTGCAGTTGCAAAATCTGCGGTTCAGATTCTTCCGTCCCCAAAGTTTTAAGCAGATCAATCCTCGATTTGGAATAGTCGATAAGGATCCGCAATTTGTTCTGTTCCTTTACTTCTTCAAGTTCTGCCTGGTTTGCCCCGCTTACCTCAATAACATCGTTTTCCGCAAGTGCAAGTTCCTCTTGCTTGGCAAGCCTTTCGAGTTTAAATTTCAGGTCAATCGCATTCAACTCCTGCTGTTGCTTGGCAAGCACATCACGCTGCGCCACATTAAGTTGCGCAAGTTTTTCCGTATCGCCAAACGGGTCACCTAAGCCAGACTGAACACTTTCACCCAGTTGCTTTTGCGCATTTTCAATAGCAGCAAGTACCCCCGCAAAACGCTTTTTTACTGCTTCTTCTTCCTGCGCTTGGCCCTGCGTGAATATTTCTTTGGTTGCGGTATCGGCAGCGGTGAAAGCTTCGGTCGCCTTTGCGTAATAATCAATGTCAATTGCAAGTGATCGAGCCTTGTGGTTGCTGCTTTCCTGCTCTATGTTTTGCTGAATTAGTTCCAACTCCCTGCCTTGCGCCGTACCCAGCCTTTCTTTCAGCGCGGAAATGCGTTCGTTGTAGGTTTGGTTTTCCTCTGCAATTTGCTTTTGCCTGCCGTCTTTCATAGCAGCAATCTGCGCTTCCTGCAATTGCTTTTCCAGTTCGGTAATTTGTTTTAGCCTTTCCTGCTGTTCTTTTGCGCCGTCTTTACCCGCTTTGCCGTCCGTTTTCTTTAACTGAAGTTGGAAGCCCGCGCGCTGGTTTATCAGGTTATCGTATTGTTTTTGTAACGCATCTCTTTCTTCCTGCCCTTTTTTTGCAGTCTCCGCAGGATCGAAGATCAATTCAGCAACCTTTGTGTCAAGTTTGGCAAACAAGTTCAGATCCACTCCTTTACCGATGTCCACCCCCGGTATTTTGTTTATCAGCGCCACAAGTCCGTTAATTGCTGCGGAGGCAGTGTCTAGCATAAACCGCAGGGGAAGGTTTACAAACTTAAGCGCAGATGCAAGAAGGTCACGGTTCCTTTCAGCAGCTTTGGTTTGCAGTTGTTGGGTAATTTCAGCCTGTTTTATTTGTGCCGCGGTGGCCTCAATTACCGCATCAATCTGCTTTATCTTCAGGTCAAGAATTTCTTTTTCGCTCTTGCCCTGAAGCTTCAATACATTTTCCTGATCGTTTATCCCTTCGAGTTTCTTTTGCTCAATATCCAGTTGCTTAGCGGTAGTTTCGTTAAGGTCCTTTTGCGCACTGTCTACCCCGTCAATTGCGCCCATAATATCATCCCAGTAGGTAACAATGGCCCCCAATGCAACTACCAAAGCACCAATACCGGTAGCAGCAAGCGCCAATTTAAACTTACCCAATGCGCTGCTTGCAAGACTGGTAGCGGCTGCGTATGCTGCCTTGCCCTTGGTTATTACCGCCGTAAGAATGCTATCCTTTCTGCTTAATTCATTTTGGATCTGTTGCAGGCTGGTAAGGATTGTCATTGCCGCGTTAACCTTCAATAAAGACTTTTGCAGTTCTTCATTTTCGCTTCCGAATAATGCGGCCGCACCTTCCACCAACCCAAAGCCCGCGGTAAGTGTTGATGCAGTACTTATCAGCCTATCAAAACCACGTGTATCACTGCCGGCCAATTTCACTTCATCCGCTACATCCGTAATGGTATCTTTAAGATTTCCGGCTTCTTTTTTCAGGTCCTTATACACCTGCGTTTGGTCCAGTCCTGCCAATTTCAGGTTTTGTAAAGCGGTTTGGAAGTCCTTGAGCTTCTTTTTCGCAGTATCCAGGTTGTTGCCGGTCTCTTCGGTTTCATTGCCGAAACTCGCCATGGCAATTTCAGAGGCTTTTATTTCGCCGGATAACTGTTCAAAAGCCCCGCTGCCCTGCTTTAAAGTCGCCAGTTTCTCTTTCGCCGCATCAATTACACCAAGCAGTACCTGTACTGATGCGGATGCTTTCTTATTCGACGTTTCTGTTTCCTTGCCAAACTTGCCGGCTTCTTCCTTCAGCTTGGTAATTTCGTCTTTCAGTTTCTTAATATCAGCAATGTACTTGGCGCTTTCGTCGCTTTGAAAAGCGGTTTTGTTCGCTTTTTCAAGTTCTTTCAGCTTGCGGGTCATTTCATCAAGCGCTTCCTTTTGCGCCTTGATGGTGGTCACGTATTGCGCCAACTCCTTTTCAGCGCTTTCGGTGCTGTTAGCCGCCGCCACAAAACTTTCCGACGCGGACTGTTTCAACCCGGTAAGTTCCGCGCGGGTTGCACGGAGATCTTCGACAAATTTTGTGAGGTCGCTGGCAACCTGTAGTTGTACGTCCATGTTGTAAAACTACTATTTTAGTAGTAATTTCGGAGGGAGTTTATTTTTTAGGCTTCAAACTCTTCTCAAAATTCTTAAGCAGTTGGAAAAATTCAACCGCTTCGGTTTTCTTCAAACTGTCGTATTGCGTTTTGTCGCCGTGGGCCATTGCCCACCACAGGTCAGTCCAGTAATTGTTCTTTTTAATCAGGTCAAGGTGCAGGTAAGTTGCGCCTTCCGCAGCCTTTACTTGCTTACCGCGCTTGACATAGTCTGCGTGAGATTCTTGTATTCTTCGAGAAAGCCGGGTATAGAAGCCGTCGCAAATTGAAAAAAAGGTTTAATATCCAGCCCCTCCAAGCGCCAATCCTCTATCTTTTGCTTAATCAGGTCGTCCGTAATTGTTCCCCGGTCTTCTGCTTCGCGGTTCATAAAAAGGGCGCAAAAGCGCAATACAAACGGATTCTTTTGGTTGGTATCCTGTATTCCAAAATTTAGGTTATAGAGTTTTACCGCAGCATCAACCAGCTTTGTTTTATTCAGGTCTTCCATTGCATCGCGCAGTACATTAAACACATCTTTGAACTGCCGGCCGTAGCCAACTTCCAGTTGTATTTCTTCAAATTTCCTGTAGCGGTCAATGCTTAATCCGCTTTCAATAAGGTAAGTTTGGCCATTGGCTTCAAATTTCCCTGCCTGCAAATCGATTACTTTGTTCATAAGGTCTAAAATTTTTCTTCTTTTTCCATTTTCTTTATGCATTCCAAGGGGGTTTCATCATCAATCATTTCGCGCCCGCAGCCTATTGTGCCGCCCTTCCAACTGCCTTTTTCTTTGCCGACTTCCTTGCTGAAATGGACGTCAATTGTTTTCCGAACTTTATTAAACAGGCTCGTCCACATTAGCCCTTTCATCCGCCACTCTCTTTCTTCAACATAAATCTTCGCAGGCACAATTTCACCGTCAAATGAATCGGTGTAGACGTAATCCCACACGGCTTGCTTTTCCTTCCAGCTAGCTTCATAAAAACTTTTCCTTGAACCTTTATACTCATGTTCCCACGTTCCGTCTTTCAGCAGTATGCTTGTTCTGTACCAGTTTAAATACCAGGGCATTGTAAAGGTTATCCATTTTTTACCACCTTCGAAATTTCCGCCACCGCCAATGTAGATCCATATCGTGTTGTCGTGGTAGTTGAAACCCCAGGCTGCGCTATCGCAGTCCTGTATTCCTGTTTTTATTGGAAGATTTATGTACAGTTTCCCCCAACCAAAAAACAAAAATGGAGTTAACACCAAAAACCACACGGAATAAAAAACCAAAAAAGGCAAGATCACCAACACAAGAAGCTGGGTTGCGCTTGTGTGAACCTGCGGCCTTTCATCAAAGTACCCGGCTTTCTCAATAAAAAACGATTGGTTAAACTGTGGGTAAAATGTAGCCCACGCGGAGTGTTCTGTTAGGTATTTCATATTAATAATTGATTTTCGTGTTAATAACCCATGCCCATCGTTGGCGGCTCTTGCTCCGGTGTTTCAATCGTTGGGTTATGGCATTGGCACTGGCATTCCTTTGGTTTTTCTATAACCTCATACCAATCGTTCGCCAATAAATCAGAGACGGTCGGAACCCAACTTTCGCCGTGGCCATCAACCACTTTAGTGTTCAGGTACCCGTTTGTACCCGTAACGTAAACTCCTTCCGGCCAGAGTTTCCGGGTTAATTTTAAAGTGTTCATATTTGTACCGCCTCCCTGCGGGTGTTTACTTAATGAATTTTGAAAAAGCCTGCATGTGCGCCAATATTGAAACTTCGAAAATTCGGTGGTCAAAATTGAATACAAAATAATCGGACCTGCCATTCAAGTACCTGGCTCCCATCGTTTCTAATATCAGTTCCATTAATTCGTGAGAAATAACCGAAAGAACATAATTCGGGTCTTTTCGGACGTTCTTTATGCCAATTGTGATAGTGCATTTTGAAAAATCAAAACTGCCTCCGTCCATTGTTTTGTCCCAAATGACTTCAAACTTTGAAGACAGAACTTCGATTTCCTTGATATATTTAATCTCCAATTTTTACAAAGTTGTTATGTCTACTTTTTTAATTTTGTTTAGCGCCGCCCACGATTCGGAATCCATCACTAATTCCGCTACATGATCTTTGCCTATCCCTATCAACACCCTGATCGAAGGAACGAGATACGTTTTCTTATAAAAATCCCCGTTTTCAAAAACTTCTGCTTTTGCTGGGATGCAAATTTCAACACCCAGTACTTTTTTCTTTTTTGATTTCTTGGCCATAGTTGATAAACTTTTTACACTAAACCTTTTCTACCAATTTGCCTAACAGGTAAGCAAGCAAAATGCTGAAAGCAACTAAAAATAAATGGTGTTCAAACCTGTAGGTTCTCCAATCGTGTTTTACCAGGTAAGTCCAAAAAGCAACCTGCCCTGCAAAACATTTCGCGCAACCCACCGATATTTTCCACCACCATGGATCCTTCCGGTCTTTATTGAACCGCATCCAAAACGCATACCACCCACCTAGCAATTCACCGGGACGCACAAGTATGCAGCAATACACCACCGCTATCACCGCAATCGCAAAACCGTACTGTAATAAGTTTAACATGGGTCAATGGTATTGGTGGTAAGCGGATCAAGGCAATTCACGCTTATAGAAAATTCCGCTAAAAGGTCAATGGCAAAAGCTTCATACGGCGGCATCAGATACTGGCTTACTGCTTCGTTAAATGTGTAAGAGGCAAATAACGTGCGCCCCGCTGCCGGTATGGTCTGCACTCGCACCGCAAGCTTCTGCACCGGATCGCTGTTTATAAACCTGCCGGTAATAGCAGCAATTGCCGCTGCCTGAATCCTTGCAGGAAGACTTTGCACATTACAGCTATCAAATTGTTTTGTGTTCAGCCAAAACACCAACCGCAAATAACTGCTAAAATTTAAGGAACTGCCCTGCCTTGGCCTTGGCATAGTGCCGCGGTCTTCGAAGTACAGTATTCCCTTTTGCAGACTGTTCGGACTTACATCATACACCCCTTCGGTAAGCGTTAAGCCCCTGCAATCAGGATTGGCCCCGTCGGCAATATAAACATCATTGCTTGCAGGAAAACGATAGGTTACGGGTACTTCCCCGCCTGTGGTTTCATTGCGTTTCATGTCAACCGTTTCGTGCGCATACACCAAACCCGCGAACAGATCAATGTAAGGCAGTCCGGTTAATTCATTCATCAATATGTGGGCAATGGCTTTATTCATAATTGGGGTTTGTACATTTTTTCAAAATAAGTTGCGTTCACTTCCACGTAAGGGTAGTAGGCGCGCGCATGTTCGCACACGGCATTCCATTTCGCTTTATAAAACAAATAGATGTGCAGGTAATCGTCCGACGTTTCGGGGTCAAACAGATCCTTAAGGAAATTGTCGTCAATTTCCATCAGCATCGGGAGTATCTTTTTCGCGTCTTCTGCAAATTTCCGCTTGTGCTCTCTGTTGCGGATCCCGCTTACCGGTCTGATTACTGCGCTTGCCATGGTTGTTATTTAATAATTACGATTTCACCTTTCCGCATATCGTATGTTTCATTCCATCTGCCCCTCGCCATACATATCCACTGTTCCGCGTGCCACCGGTAGGTAAGGTCCAGTGAATTTATTTCCGGCAGCCTGTCAATGTGCCGGCTGTTGAACCACCAAAAATTACCGGAAAAGTGAGCCGGTTCTTTCATCAGGGTGATAGAACTCACATCAAAACCCTTATCGAGCGCCTCAACGTGTTCCCTCCATCTGTTCAACACCATCTCATTTAGCACATGCCTCCAATAATTTATGTCCGTGTGAAAGGGGTTGGTAACCGCCTTGGTGTGGAAATAATACCCGTAATAGTCAGATACATCTTTTTCAATAAGCCGCAAAGTTGGAAACTCATATTCCAGGGGATCACTTCCCATATATTCAAGCTGCAACTTTGGGTATTGGCTTAGAATGTAATCGTTGAATTTTTTTACTTCTTCAGCTGATCCTATAAGACCTATTGAAATTGATTCACTCGCATCATACAGTCCGGAATTTTTTAAGATCCGAATTTGATCTACCACAACGGAAAACCAGTGGTTGTGCAGCCATACATGCCAAAAGCCTTTTACTTTCATACCCCTGATTTTTTAAAAATGCCTACCGAGTCCTCCCATTTACTTACTGGATCCGTATGCGCATTCTTTTTATCAATGTAATGATTCACCAATTCAAGAGTATAACCGTTCTTCCCTGCCCACATCAGCAAGGCTTTCCAGCTATCCAGGTAAAACCTCCAACAGTCAAGCGGGTAAGCGTGGTATGGACCGTTGCTGGGTGCATTTATGTAAATAAGTCCGCCCGGCTTTAGCAATCTGCACATTTCCAAAAAGCTAAGCCAAAACATAGGATCGTGCTCAAAGCAGGAAGTCGAAACAATTACATCCGCATAAGCATCGGGCAGCGCAACCTCGTGCGTGGAAGAAATTATGTCAACGTTTGGCCCCGCTTCCATGTCAATACCAACATATTTGTGCTTTGCGAAAATGGGTTTCAGCGTGCCGTTGACATCTAGCGAACCAAAGTCAACCACCACCGAATCGTCCCCGAGATGTTTGCAATTTTCATCATAAAACCGCTGTCCGTTCATCCTTGCCGATACATGCATCCTATTTTCAGTTTAAAAATTTACTTAGTATTTCAGTCAACCGATTTTCAAAAATTTCTGCCAGTATTTTTTGCTCCTCTTCATTCACGGCTAAAAAATCACCATACCTCGCAGCATTCCATTTCAACTTGTCTTTCACTTCCTTATCCATACCACCGATGATGGTGATGTAATTATTACCAACCTGTTTAGTATCAAGCACCTGCGTATTCTGCCACATCCTGCCCGTAAAGGTCAAATCAACAAAACGGTTTTGGTTTCCGTGCGCATCGCGTATTTCCGACCAGTTGGTTTCTTCGTTCTTCTTTGCTTTCTTTCTTGCAAAAGCCCTTGTCTTTTCGGTATCCAGCGCCTTACCGCCGCCAAGCAGAAAAAGAAAAGCGGGTACCTTGTTGGTACTGTAGGTTTTACCAGCTATACCTTCTCCCTGTATTCGGTTCACAACCAGGGCAAGCGCGTTGGTGGCTATCTCTTCGCTGATTACAGGCATGCCGTTTTCCAGTGCTGCAAGCAGCCCGTCGATCTTCTCAATAGCCTGGTCAATAGTCACCTCCATACGCTTAACTCATTATTCCGCCCATGTAAAACGGTGCGCTTGTTTCGTTGCAAATAAAACAGTCGTTCAATCCCATCGACATATTTTCAGCGATCCACTGCACGTCATTGTTGTACTTTTTGTCCAGACTACCTTTATCGTAGTACATCTGTTCGCGCTTGCCCTGCGTGTACCTGGTAATGGCATCGCTATGCAATACCCCGTTAATCAGGTTCACTACGCTTTTGCGAAGGATGGTCCATTCAACAGCCACCTTTATAAACTCGTTTACCCGGTATGCCTGGCAGATGATATCCTGCGTGTTGCACCTTACATCCACATCAAGCACAATACCATTTGCGTAATTGGTTTGCTGTCCGCCGGGTGCAATGGTGTCGCTTAGATAGCCCTTTGGCTTTAAAAACACATGCAGATCGTATTCGCTTATGCCACATCCGCAGCTTACAGGGTTGTCCTTTGGTGTGAGCCCGGCAGAGGCATACAGCAGGTAGTAATTAATATCCTTGCCGGTATCATCCCACATCGGCAGGGAAATATCAACCACGTTTTCATTTATGCCCGATGCGGTACTTTCAATCGTAATCGTTTCAAGAAGTTCAATATCTGTTTCACCCCTTCGTACCTTCAGGATAAGCAGGTTAATGCTGGCATCGGTGGTAAAGTTCGCCCACACTTTACTGATCTGTAATGTGGCACCTTTAAAACTCTTGCCGGCAAGAATCAGCCCCGCATAAGCTTTAGTAATATTCAGCGCGCTGCTTCCGGTTTTCTTACCGATCAAACCAGTGTAAGGGTTCGCCCTTGGCTTATACATCAGCGCTAAATGCTTATACAGGTCTGTTTTAAACTGCAGGATGGCGTTCGCTCTGGCTTGGGTGAGAATCGCCCCCATATCCTTGCCGCAATCCTGAATACTTTTAATTGCCGCAAGGCTTACCGGACTTTCCGGTAGTTCATCCATGTACAGGCCGCTGTTGCTTTCCGTATAGCCTTCGGGCAGATCTGCAGTCAGGCATTCGCACTCGCTGCGGCTTATCCCAATTATGTTGTCCAGGCAATCCATGTAATTTGTTTTGGTAAAATTACTATTTTAGTAGTATCTGTTTACATCTGTTTACATCCGCTTTCAAAAAGCGTTTTTCCACTTACATCACCCAATCGCTTATTATCTTGGGCTGGTAATTGTTTTCAATCGCAATTTTTACAGATTCTATTTTAAGCCCACTCCTAAAAGTGTGTCCTATTTTCCTTTCAGTTTCAATATACCGGTCTAATAATTCGGGGTTGGCCTTTCCCGCAACTACAAGTGCATCAAAGGGGCTAAAAATGCAGAAGCAGCAAGAAAGCCGGGGCATTCCTAAGTCATATGCTGGGTGATAAGGCAGCTTGTTGTGAGGTTCACCCGCGTCCGGTTCATGTGGCTACTGCTTTACACCTTTACCCTCGTATCGCGGGCAGCGTAAACGCGTTCAATAATCTTCCTCGTAATCGTCCGATAGATCAACCCGAAAAATCCAACATAAAAATCCTATAAATAACACCCATAGGGTTATAAGCACTTCCTTTATAGCTCGCATAAAAAAATAACCGGTGCATCATTGTGGGATGAATACACCGGTCTTAGGTTCGGAATTGCCCGCATCAATACCCACATACTGAAACGGACTCTTTAAATTGGAATACAAAGTAAATAGTAAAATTACTATTTTGCAAGTATTTTGAAATATTTATTTTTATCGCTTATTAAATTGTTTGTGTAGCCGTATCACTGTTGCATACACATCAGGATATTCAACTTCCACCCGTTTGGCGATCTTCTCCAAATTAAGTGCTCCTTTGCTATCCGTATCGCGCTTGGTACCACCCCAGTAATGCACGTAACCCAGTTCCTTCGCCTGTCTAGTGTTCCGCCAATCTGTAATCAGGTTGGTGACAGGTTCACCCAGTGCCGCAGCGCACATAGCAAGATAGGCTTGTTCAATTGTGGTGTTTACGTCACGTAAGCCAACCCCGTTTTCAATCATCCAGTTAACGGCGGTAAGGGCATATTCTTTTATAAAGCCGATATCACACCCGCCCATTATGCCGGTGTTGTAGCTGAATGCTTTGCCGTTGGTTACCGGCCAAAGGTCGTTCCAGTACTTAGGTTTCACCGGTAGCGCATTGATGGCGTTTATTTGCGGGCTGTAGTTTCCGCGAAAATCTTTCCATGTCTCCTGGCATTGAATAATCACCGGCTTTAACAGGATGCGGTCGGGTAGTGGCTTATTCAGAAGCACATCGTTGTCAATATGCAGAAATGGCTTATCCTGCCTGCTAAAGGCAACCATTTTTGCAACCGCCCAGTGGTGGTTAGGCAAATGCTGTATATCCTCCATCGTTTCATGCACCGCATCAAACCATCCGGTATCTTCAAATATGGACTTGCTTTCAGCGCATGCATTCATTTCTGCATAACCAAAATGTTTTCGTGAAAGGTGAACGCTTAACCCGAGCAAGGCAAGGAAATGCCTGCCGTTAAGGTACCCGCCACCGCCTGCCCAAAAAGGACGGCCCCAAAAAGAATAAACTGCTTTCATGTTTTAAATTAAAAAACTCCCGCCCGTAATGAGCGGGAGCCAACCCTATGAAACTTACCCCCTGTAATTATTCTCCGATTACGCTACCGCTGTAGTCCGTATTGGTGTACTCGATAATGCCGGTTACTTTGTCGCCATCACCATTCTCGCATCCGAAAGGATTGGCGAAGAAATCGTAATGCAACTTAAACAACCAGTTGTACTTATACAGATTCTTGGCTGCGTTCTCACACACCCGCTGCATAAACACATCGATCTTTACACCGTACCGGCCTAACTCGATGCTGTACTTCCATTTGTTACTTGCTTCGTCCCAAACAGGCACTGCGTTAGGTATGTAGTTTTTGTGTGCAAAGTGATAAGCCGAAGGACTTACCAGGAAAGTGCTGTTTGCTACATCCGCCAACTTGGAAAAACCAAGCGGATCAAATGTAATGTTGCCAAACAAGCGTGTGCGGTTTGCGTCGCCTTTACCTTCGCCGTTGTCGTTGTTCAGGCGTGCGTTCATTACGCTCTCCCAAAGATTCTTACCGTCAAGGATGAAAGGACTTAATACGCGGCTGATCTGCGCATCATACAGCATCTTGGTGATGATGTTGGTTCCCGCAAAAGCGTTTCCGCCAACTTCGTACTGCCCGCTGCCGTTAGCAGTAAACTGCCCGCCGTTGTTTAAACCGGCATTCGCATGCAGGAAAACAAGTGCTTTGTAGTTCAGCCTGTTAAGCAGGTTCGCAATCTTCTGGTTGATGTTCTTGGCAATGAACCCGTCCTTATTCAGGAAAGACTTGAAGAAATCGTCTTCGCTTACGCTGAACTTATCTTCAATACACTGCTCAATTTTGTACGCTTTCTTTTCCACTTCCGCCTGATCGAAATTCAGATCGGTGCAGGGATCGGTTGCGCAATCCGTTGCGGCCTGTCCGCAAAAATCAGGCCAGTAAACTTCCAGGTCGTAATTTTTCGACGGGTCCGAAACTACCGAAATCGCAGGGGCAAGCATGCCCTTTTGATTTGCTACCATGGTATCCAGGGTAGCGGTGTCCAGTGCCGCGTTGTCAATCATCGCCTGGCTATCTGCCCACGCTTCCTCAATCTCAAGATTGATTTTTTGAAGCGTCACTGTGCTTATAGCTGCCATTGTGTGTAAAATTTAGTTTGTTGAAAAATGGGATTTACGCCCCGGCTTGCGTTGTCTCCCAGTGCTCAACGATTGCTTTTCTGTCCGCAAGCGGAATAGTGCGATCATTGGCCATGGCTTCAAACTCCACCTGGGTTTTTGGCAGCTTCCCGGTGTAGGCTGTTTTTGATTTCCCCTTATCCTTGTCGTTCTCGCCCGGTGAAGAGCGATCACTCGCGGCTTTGAAATCGTAAAGGGTTTCTGCCGTGCTTTTCACCATTTTCGACAAAGTGATCGCGTGACCGTGTTCATCTTCTTCACGTTTACCATCTTTGCCAATAGCAAAAAATTCACCGTTTGCTTCTTCCCAATCGTGACTGGTAAAGCGTTCGGCAAATGCTTTCTTTTGGTTTGCAGCTTTGGCCGCATCACCCGAAAGCACCGGGTTTAACCCTTCAAAAATCTCCATCGCTTTTTTGGATACGGTACCAACTACCTTTTCCCTCGAATGCTGCTTTTGCAGGTCCTGAATCTTTGTTTCATACTCTTCCTTCACCTTTTTTTCCACCCCTTTCATTTGGTTTTCAAGGCCCAGATACAGCGGATGTTTTTTTACATCGTCGTCTGTAAGCGGTTTGCCTTTTCCTCCGTCTTTCTTGGATGCGGTTTCAAGGATCTCGTCAAACAGTTCCTCCCCCTGCTTGTCGCTGTCAACGCTGAACTTTTCCTTTAAAGCGGTTTCAACTTCGGTCTTCACTTTCTTTTCGGCTTTTTTAAAGCCGTCGTCGTGAGCCGTCTTTTTTAAGTTACCTACGCGCTCCTTGTCTTTCTCGCGAAAAACTTTCAGAAACTCTTTTTCGTCAACCTCGTTTTCATCCGACTTTTCTAAGAGTTCGGCCAACTCTTCAGGGACCGTTTGTAAAGCCACGGTCAACAACCCAGTGATAATTGCTTTGAACTTGGACATAAGTTACTATGCTGATTTGGTTACAGCCTTCTTTGTTTTTGCCAATACTTGAACCTCTGCGGGAACTTCGGCTTCAAGTACTTTGAATGCCTTAAGTATGCCGGGCTTTTTCCGCATTGCTTCAAGATCCTTGGCGGTTACCAGGTATTCTTTACCGGTTTTCTTATTTACTAATTTCGGCATGCAGCAAAGATTTTAAATGCGCTTCGGCCGCTTTCTTTTCTTTCAGTGGTTTTGCCGTACTTCTTTTCGACTGAACAGCTTTTAAGTATTTTTCATCCGCGGCTTTCACGGCTTCGCGGGCATCGGCAATCTGCTTACTGTAATCTTCCGGCGTGGTGCCGGCAGCCAGTTGGGCTTTCACCATTTTAACCGAATCGGGTTCATCCGCACACTGCTTCCACCCATACTTTGTCATGGGCATTGTCTCCCAGGTACTTTGCGCAAACTGCCTTTTTACCTTACCGCGAATAGCTGTTACATAATTCATAAATACTTTTTCTGTTGTAAAATTACTACCAAAGTAGTATTATCCACCAAATTTTATTTTTTATCGGGTGCCGGCGGCCTTAATTCCGGCCTTCTTGCATACGCCACTTCCTTGCTTACCCACATAATATCATCCACACACCCATAGCCGCCGCGGTCAATCAGAGGGTTGTAAGTAGGTTTGTCTTCTTCACTTACAATTGGCCCTGCCGGTACCCGCTTGCCATCATCGTCGGTTGTGTAAGTGCCAATCAGATCTTTCCACTCTTCTGCTTCTGCCCTGGTAAATACCTTGCCCTTGCGCTTTAGGCAGAAATGGCGGCTTGCTTTCCTGCGTGTACCTGCATACATAAAGTGTTCAAGTTTCAACTTGTCCGCATGCAGCTTGCTGTTAAGCGCGTCGATGCGGGTGTAAGTATCGTACGCAGCATTCCGGTAAAATTGTTTAAAGGCCCCCATTTTACCGCTATCACCCGCAATCAGCGTTTGCAGACCGGTGCGGAAATCATCAAACCCCGCGCCGTTAATCACTCGGTCGGTGGCGAATTTCTTTATCTGGTTCTTCACCGTGGTATCGTCGAGTAGGCCCTTCATAAAGCCTACCCGCTTTAACTCGCCCTTTGCATTCAGCCCAAGCCGTTCATTCACTATGCGCTTAATGGCTGCAGGTTTCAATTTACTGCCTGCCAACTTTTCAAAATATTCCAGGTTCTTACCCGTAATGCCGTCAAGGTCGGTAAGCATCATGGTAATTACCTTGTAGCCCTGCTGTTCCATAAAGGTGTTATAGGCCTTTTCCAGCAGGTTTATTTTCCGCAGATTCTGTTCGTTGGTAAGCACTTGCCCGTTTTCAACATCCAGGGTTTTTAAAAATTCGTCAAATACTTCCTTCGTAAGTAGCGGGCCAAGTTTATCCAGCAACTTTTCCAGCTTGGCAAGTTGGCCGTCCACATAGTCGGCTTTATCCTGCGCATTTTTACGCAGCCGCTTTAATTCTTTTTTCGGATCTGCCATGTCGCTTATTCTTCGATATCATCTTCTTCGTCATCGTTTTGGGTATCATCATCAGCCCCCGGTTCAGCATCCGGTGCGAAGTTCAGGGGCATCCGCTCGGCTTTCTCCTTATCGAGATCGGCAATAATAAGGTCCACCCGCTTCCTTATCTCGTCTGCCTGCTTAGCCCGTGCCATTACGTAGAACTTATCCCCCAATTCCTCATCAATGTTTTGGAACACGACGGAAAAGTGGTTATACAGCACTTCAAAAGCCCTGGTAGTTCGCCCGGCTGCAATCATTGCCTGCACATCCTGCGGATTTTTACCCCGGAAAGGCAAAAAGCTTTCCTTGGTCTGCAGTTTATACAGAGTATCCCGGTCGTCGGCATACTGCAACTCCATGATGTCATTGTCGATGGAGGCAAGAACGCTTTCAGGCGCGCCTGAATCCTTGGCCTCCTTCCTTTCAGTGTAGAGTTGCTGTAACCCTTTCATTTTAAAATCGGTGGGGAAGCGGTGGTATATTTTCAACTCTTCGCCCCCATTATCGGTATAGGTGGCAATAAGATCCACCGAAAACAACCACATGCTGCTGTACTTTTTGGCAAAATCGTACAGTGCATCATAAACGTCCTCCATGGCATAGTCGGCTTCCGTTGCAGTCTTCAGTCCGCTTTTCTGTATCAGGCTGGTGCTGCCAAATACCGCCTTACGTGCTTTTTCGGTTAACCCGTTTACATATTCATCCTGAAATTTCAACAGGTCAATCGGTGGCGATTTGTAGACCAGCATCTTTTCCAAATCCAGCAATGGTTCGTCACTTCGTGCCGGCATCGGGATAATGATCACATCCTGCCCGGTGGTATGTACGGGCGCAACCATGGTGCCGTTGCATACAGTACAAGTCTGCCCGGTTGGTGTTCGTCCGTCCTTACACGGTTGCCCCTTTGCCTTATCCCCTTCGCAGCGCCTGCCGTATTGCAGCTTTTGCGGAAAGGCGTGAAGGCTCATGCTAATATCCAGTTCGCTGCCACTCTTCAATTCCTTTTCGAAGAAAGCAACGGCAGCGTGGAAGATGGAAACACATGTACGGCTTTTGGTGATGCTGTCAGGTTCATACCCTACCCGCTGCGCTGGCACCTTGCCACTGTTCGGGGTGTATTCATAGCGGATAAACCTTTTATTCTCGCCATTCGCCGCAAGGGTAATGGTTTGCCCGATCTCAACACCTTCGGGCAATACCGGGTTATCGTAATCGCATTCCACATACACCAAAGCCTCATTTTTCAGGTACATGATGTAGCGGCTTCCGTCCGTATCGCCTTTTGCCCCCTTGAAAGTGATGGAGCGCTGGCAAATCAGAAATTCAAGTATGCCATTGCGGTATTCGTAGTTGATTGCTTCTTCACTGCTAAATTCTACCGGGTAAGGTTTGGCCTTTTCCGTGTTGGAATCGAAAGCGTCAAATTCTACAGCGATAAATGCGTTTGGATCCAGCTTCACCAAATCAAACCACCGTGTTTCCAAATAAGCGTCCACACCGCTATCACTGTCGCCAAACCAAAATTCTTTTACCCCGGTGTTTATTTCCTCAATGGCTTTATCGTCGGTGTGTTCCACGCTTTTCCATACGCGGTTACTGCGGAGGGGCTTTTTAAATACTTTACTTAGGTTATTGGCCACGGCAGGCATTACAGATTTGTAAAGGGCTTTCCGCTGTTCAAACATTACCGGGTCTTCACGCCGGGCAAATTGCCTTAAAAGCGTATCCACATTTTCGCCGGTAAAAAGCTTTTGATATTTATCCGCAAGCAATACCACGCGGTCGTAATCCTTATGCCGGATCTTCTTCCCGATGGTTTGCTGCAATATTTGTTCACCCGCTGCCAGGTCTATCATTACCGTTATTTTGAGTAAAATTATAGCAAATTACTACCAAAGTTGTAAAATTACTACATAAATTGTTCCAGCGCGTAACAGATCACATATTCAATCGCATCGCTGGTATGCCCGAGTTTCTCATATCGCCTGCCGGTTTCCTTGTCTTTCACTATCTCTTTATGCTTTCCATTGGCCCCTAGTTTCAGGTATTGGAAGTCCTTAATTGTTTCCAGGCAGCCCTCATCTATGAGTATAACTACCTTTTTGCCATTCATAAACAACTTTCCCTCGAAGATGCGGTTCATCAGATCCCTGCGCTTATTTACCCCGAGGTTTACCCGCGTCGTTCGGTCGCTGCTGCTGCTTATGTAGCGGAATAGCTTCTCCCGCACCGGATCGAACCGGGTAAACGTATCGCCAAAGCCCTCGACTCCACGTGTACCCATGGCATCGCCATAGTAGTACAGGTCGTAAATGAATCCCTCATTCTCTTCCAGAAAACCTTCCGTAATTGCTGCGGTCGTGTTGCGCGGCTGCTTGTAACAGTATTCTTTCGGGATCCTTATCTGGAATTCCGTGTCGGTCTCCAAAAACTGGATGTCCACCAGCGTCATGTATGGAACCAGGTTGAAATCATACCCAAGGTGATCGGGCAGGCTGCCGATACGCGGCACCCGGCTTACGTGCTGCCTGCGGTCGAAGAAGTCGTAATATTCACCACCTGTTTTGGCAAACGGATAACCAAAGATGAACTTATCTGCTTCGCCGCTGCTTAGTTGCTCCAACCGGTTTTCAATGTAATTGCTGGGTAGGTTGTGCGCGTTCCAATAGGTGCTGTAAATGCATACCGCTTTGCTTTTTGCCTCCCGGTAAAAATATTTCTTTGGGTCGAAAATGGTAGCGTCGATTTCCTGTTCATAGGTCTTCAGGTCAAACATATCCACCAGCCAATCCACTACACCTTCCGCCGGACTGGTATTAATCACGCAGGGGTTGTAAGGCACCCAGTCCGCAGGAGACCTCTCGTCCTTACCTTTTACCGGCTCCCAGTAATGCAGGGTTCCCTGCGGGTCGTAAAATAATCCTGGTTGGCTAAGCCGCGCAAGTATTACCTGCTTTACCGCTTCTTCCTTGGTGTCCTTGGTTTCATCCAATTCGCACCAACCAAGGGTTTTACCGTCGTGTGCAAGGTAGTTGTCCAGCGATGCGGTAAAGATCACCGCCCCATTGCGAAAACAGATAATCCCATCATAGTTGTCGAATTCGTGTATTCTGTAAAAGTGAGGTGGGGGTTGCTTGTTGATCACATATTCCCCGTTGGGGTTCCCCGTCTTATTGTATTCGCCGTAACCGTAATACTCTTTCCATACCCGCCGGCATTCCACAAGGGTTGATTGGGTAAGTTGCTTGTAAGTGTTGGCGGCTATCATTCCCACCATCTTTGGAAACTCCCGCACGCGAAAGCCTGATCGTAGCCCGATACTGAAGGACTTACCGCCCCGCTGCCCTGCCATTACCAGCAAAAGCGGTTTAAGGCATGTTACTGTCCGCATCTGCGGACGGCTCAATTGTGGAATCCGAAGTTTGATCGACAATGTGAAAAGTTAATGTGCCGCTTGGGCGAAGTGTATCAATGGGTCTATCCTTGCCTTCCGAATCGGTGAACCCGGTTTCGACTTTATCCCTCCAAAGTTTGGGCTGCCGGTTTTTCAGCCAAAAGATTGCTGCCACCGTATCAGGAGCATAAACCTTTCGGATTGGCACCCGCACAATACTACTGCCCATACCAATGCCGTCACTTACCACTTTTATTTCTTCCGAATCGTGTTCAAAACCCATTGCCCTTTCGTACAAACGTTGGCCCACATTGGCGTCCGCCGTTTGCTTGCCTCTTTTTAAGGACTCAAGAAAACCGGGATGAATTTTCTTCCAAGTGTTAAAAGTTTGCTCCGAAACCCCAAAAACATCTGCCATTTGTGTGTCGGTAAGCCCAAGCAGCGCCAATTTGTAGCTTTGCTCCAAATATTCGTCCTTCCAGGCACTTGGTCGCCCTTTTTTACCTTTAATAGCCTTTTTTGGCGTCGCCATGGTACTATTTTGGTAGTAAAATTACAATTAACGTAGTAAAATCAGGTTATTTTCCTGCTTTAAGTACTTTTTTCAGCAATTCGTCAATTACTAGTTGCTGAATTTCCGGCATGTAGGTTTGTGGTTCGTGTACGTGCAAGGTAGTCATTACATCGGCGACGTGGCTTTGTATTTCGGCGGCATTAAACCATGGATGAAGCAGTTTCATGCAGGTACCTGCTATCTCTTTGGCTAATTGCCCGGGGCCTTGCCGGTAGTTCGCAATATCAGGCCCTGCGTCTTTCAGGAAAGCCCACAAATCTGCTTTCGCGGCAATACGCGCCTGCAGGTCCGCTCTCGGATCCGGCTGAAGTTCCCCGCCTTGGTAAATTACCGCCATTGGCGGCAAGGTAGGTTTTTTCCTGCTTTTGCTGTAGCGTATAACTACGTTTCAGCACCACAGCAAAGGTTTCCAGTTCATCGAACCACGTCCGGTAAACTAATTCCATGTCTAAAAAACCGTGATGGAGGTGTACTGCTTTTTCAATTGGGTAATGGAGGTCCAGATACTTTACCAGGTCGGTCAAACAACAAGGTATTACCCGCCAAAGAGCCATGTACATAAGTGTCTTCACCTGCCTTGTTTCTAAACAGGCCTCTGTACCAGTTCTAAACAGGCGATCCTGTTTCGTGTTTGTTAAAACGCAGGCCTGTGCCATAATTGCTTCAATGATCGGTTGGTAGTTCATGCTGCTAATTTTAAGTATTTTCCAATCCTTGCCTTTACCGCATCCATCAACGCGTCCTGCGTTTGGGTTTTGTTCATTAGTGCTTTCAACACATCCGCATCCATGGTACCCAGTGCCATCAACAGGTGGATGATCACATTTTTCGTTTGCCCCTGCCGGTGAAGCCTGGCACAAGCCTGCTGAAATAATTCAAGGCTCCATGGCAGCCCGAACCACACAATCACATTGCCACCTGCCTGCAGGTTAAGTCCGTGCCCCGCGCTTGCGGGGTGCGCAAGCAGCAGAGATATTTTACCGTCGTTCCAATCTTTTATATCCGCTGAACTTTTTAGCTGCCTCGGTTTGTAGCTTTTAAACTTCAGCAGGATCCTTTCAAGGTCATGCTTGTAGCTGTAAAAAACCAATACCGGCTGTTGCGCCACATCCAGTATTTCATCCAAGGCGTCCAGTTTGGCGTCGTGCAGTTCATGGTATTTTCCATTTTCATCGTAAATAGCCCCGTTGGCAAATTGCAGAAGCTTGGTGGTAAGCGCTGCGGCGTTAGGCGCTGAAATTTCAATTTCATTCGTATAGCCCCCTTCAGGTGGTTGGGGGTACATTTTCAGCACTTCTTCTTCCTCGAAACGGTGGTATCTTTCCAGTGTTTCGTCACCAAGGTTTACCGGCACTTCCACATCCAGCCTTTCCGGGAGTTGCAAATAGTCCTTCGCCTTCATGCTTATACATATGTCGCCTATCTTTTCGTAGATCTCCTTTTCGTAATACCCCTTTCCCAACAGCGAATCTTCCTGCCGCATCTTGTATTCGTACACAATATGCCCGTTACGCTTGCCTTCGGTAAAGTATTTTTCCCGGTAAGATGTCAGGGTTTTGCCCAACCTTTCACCCATATCAAGCAAATAAAGTTGCGGCCAGAGATCCAGCAATCCATTTGGTGCCGGTGTGCCGGTAAGCCCCACCACCCGGTTTATTTTAGGCCTCACCATACGCAGGGCTTTAAACCTTGCCGCTTTGGCGCTCTTGAAACTGGAAAGTTCATCTATCACCACCATATCGAAAGGCCAGTTACCGGCGAGGTGGCTAACCAGCCAAACCACGTTTTCGCGGTTTATCACCCATATATCTGCTTTTTCACGAAGGGCAGCGGCGCGCTTTTTGGCATCCCCCAGTATTTTGCTGATCTTGAGATGGCACAAATGATCCCATTTTTCCACCTCCGTGCTCCATGTATCTTCCGCAACGCGCTTAGGCGCAATCACTAATACCTTTCGCACTTCAAAAAGATCGTTAAGTAGTTGGTCAATCGCGGTAAGGGTGCTTACCGTTTTACCCAATCCCATTTCGAGGAAAAGACCGGAGGCCGAATGCTCAACTATGTGCCGGGTGGCGTGATCCTGGTAAGCGTGGGGGATGTATTTCATTTTTCCAATAGTTTTAAAAATTCCTGTAAACTTTCTTCGCTGTTAATCGTCTTTGCGGCAAAACCTAATTTTTGCAGCCAATTGATCCGCAGGGTCTGCTTTGGGTTAGCTTTTTTTCCCGCGTCCTTCACTTCTGCAAACAGGGCTTGGCCCCCTGGCATCAGTACCAATCTGTCCGGCATTCCGGTAAACGTGAAACACATCAATTTTAAGGCGTATCCGCCGCGTTTTCTCACCTCAATTACCAACTTGTGCTCCAATCTCTTTTCTATACTCATTTTTCGGTTTTTTCGGATTTGTTGCCACTGTTGCCACAAAAACCACCACTTTCCTTACGTGCGCCTAAATACGCGTTTTTACACGTGTATGTGCCTGTTATTCCTTGTTAATATACATTTTACAACTTTTGTGTATTTTGTGGCAACAGTGGCAACATTTTGCATAATTGTTTGATTTTCATAGGGTTTAAGTGTTGCCACAAAGTGCTTTTTTGTGGCAACATTGTGGCAACAGTGGCAACACGCTTTTACTCAATTTGTTGCCACAATGTTGCCACTAAAGTCGGTTTTGTTGCCACTAAATTTTTTTGTGGCAACATTTAAAAGGTAGCCTCTTTGTACCCCATAACCCTTAAATCTCACCTTTAATTTGCTTTGCTGCCATCCTTCCAGTGCGCGCATAATGTCGTGTATAAACTTGGTGTTATGCGTGGTCATATCCTTGCGGAAGCCGCCCAAACACTCCTCCCATATTTCGGCAACACACACCTTTCTGCGCTTGTTTACGCCCACGGTAAGCAGGTCTTCTGCCTCTTCGCCATTCAGGTAAGCCCGGCGCTGATACAGGTCCATTTCATCCCAGTTGGTCGGCAAAAGCTTATCCAGGTAGGCAGTAATCAACCCTTCACGTTCGTCCGTTTCCGTGTGTTCTTCCTGTTGTTTATAGGCAATTTCTTCCAGTTCCGCAGGCAGATAAAGCGTTTCGCCCTGCCGGTAAATCTGCACCACTTCCGCCCATATTTGCCCCACGGTTTCGCGGCTTATATCTTCCACCGCATTCAGCGGATCGCGCGTGTAGGTATCCACCGGCCAAAACCGGCGATTCCCGGTAGGATCCCGCAGAAAATCCTTGTTGTTACTGGTGCCGAAGAATACGCACTGCCTTGGAAAGTTCTCCGTCCTGCGCCCATAAGCCACCCGGAACTTATCTTCCCGCTTGGTGATGAAATGTTTCACCTGTTCCACTTCGGCTTTCCGCAACCCTGCCAGTTCTGCCATTTCTATTATCCAGCTACCTTGCAGGGCTTCAAGTGCTTCCTTACCCTGCACCGTTCCCAGGCTATCGCTGAACCACTCCATACCCAGCTTATCGAAGATCATACTCTTCTTTTGCCCCTGCTTGCCTACAAGCACCAGCACATAGTCAAACTTTGCACCCGGGCGAAAGATGCGGGTAACCGCAGCACATAGCGCCTTGCGCGTGACTGCCCGAGTGTAATCGCTATCTTCCGCGCCCATGTAGTCAATAAGCAGATTATCAACCCTTTGCACACCATCCCAATCTAATTGGTTTAAGTAGTTCCGCACCGGGTGGAAGGCATTTCGCTGCAAAACCACGTCCAAGCCGTCCTTGATCTTTTCCCGCCCGCTTATACCGTAGGTCGCTTCCAGGTAATGGCGTATATTGGCATCATCACTATCCACCAGGTAGCGGGTGTTGTGGTGCACTTTCCGCCATGGCAGGTCACGCATGGCTATTTCCCGCTTCTCAAAAGTATCCAGCGCCAACCGGCCTTTCAGGTTCACATCGTTGGAAAGTACCAACACCACATTGTTTACCGTACTTAGATATTTGTTGTTGCGGTCGATCTCCATTTCCTTCAACCATTCGTAATCCGGCTCCTCTTCACCTTCTTCCAGTTCCACGTCGGCAAAATCACCTTTTGCGGCCTGCAGTTTCTCCACACCAACCAGTTTACGCACTTCGGGCAGAGTGCCGGCAAAGTCAACCATGGCTTTAAAGGATGGCAAAGCCGTAACCTGCAGACCCTCTTTCGTGTCCTCGTCCTTCAATCCGTATTTGTGGATCCGCACAAGGTCGAAGGCATTACACAGCTTCCCGCTGCAAGGATCCGTCCCATGGTGGCTGAACGCATATTTTCCATCATACACCACCAATCCGCCGCCGGTGCTCCCTTCCTTGTAGCTGTAGCGGTCTTCCGTGTCGGTGGCTTCGTACACATCTCCAAGAAAAAGATCAATCGCTTCATGCACATCATAGGTGCGGCAAAAGGCGCCAATAATGCCTTTCTTTTCCAGCGGATCGCCTTGCTTGGCAATATCACGTCGCACCACATGCCCTTCACGGTCACTTATTGGCCACTCACTGCTATCCTGCCAATTGTGGTATTCACCAAGCACCGCATCAGCATCCAGCCATTCACCATCTTGGTAAGTAAAAAAGTATTCACCGTCTTTCGAAGTGCTTGGCCAGTACATCAACCGCGAAGGCTGGAAAGTTGTGTGATCGAACTGATCAATGCCAATCTGCCCGGCGATCCATCGCCCTATTGCTTCGTATTCTTCGCAATTCACTGCCCGGTTAAGCGGCATAATCAACCGCAGCCGGGGATGTTCCGGACTATGCTTGTGGGTGCTGTAAATGGCAGCCGCATTACCGAATAGCAGGCAGAAATCTTCCCAAAGGTCCTTTACCCCAAAGTCGATATCGAGCGTAAGCAGTTGCCGGTGCAATACGCTGCCGCTGGTGCGCTTACCGTTTGCCAGGTAGCCACCCACAAAGCCGCCAATGTCTTTAATTTCATCCTGTCGGGGCTTTTTGCTGTTCAGGTATTCGGCAAAGCTTTCCGCCGTTCGGTGTGTAGTGCTTATTCTCTTTACCAGGTCGCCCCACTGTATTTCCCGGTTTTTCCAATTCTTCTCCTTCCGGCTTTTGCCGGTGGCAATATCCAAGGTTCCATTATATCGCAATTCCACGGCAACTTTATTTAAGAGTTAATTTATTCCAGATCGAGCCCGGCCAATCGCTGTTCGGCGTAGGTAGTGAAAACGTTCTCTTTCAGGTAATCCACTACTTGCTGCCGTTTAAATGTTTCAGGTATTTGCATACACAGGTAACCTTGCCCTTGCAGTTCCCCCAACATCTGTTCACTGTCCAGTTCCGCCAAAAGATCCTCCGTGCTTATATCGTCCGAATCCATCGCGTCTTTCAGGTCGGCAGCCGTCATTTTACGGTTTTCAGCCTTATCCATTTCGCTGCTTACCACCTCCATCAGACTTTCGATAGCCGCCCCCAGTTCGGTCTTCGCGTTGTCGTCGAACAGGTAATCATCCACAATGTAGGAAACCATGTTTTTAAAGTTTTCCTGCGCTTCTTCCACAGGTGTCATTTTAATAACCGGTGCAACTTTCACCGCTTGTTTTGCTTTTGCCATGTTGGTAATTTTTGACTTTAATAGATAAATAAGTTCGATAACCTTTAAAGCACCATACTATAAAAGCTATCTAAAAATTCCTTTTCGACTTCTCTTTGATTTGCAATTTTTATGAAAGGAGCATCCGTCTTTTTAAGCATTAAGCAATCCCATTCGGTTACCAGTGCAAGGGCATCTGCCATTTTTACATCATTATTTAAAGGGTATTCAAATCCGAATTTTTTGCTTATCAACTCCATCAGGTTATCTTCAATCTCTTTATAGTTTGTCAAGCGCAGTTTTACCGGACGGGGAACATCTAATAAATATGCTTCACTCGCATCATGTAATAATGCTGATAATCCCAGATCAAGTGAAACCAACCGAGCACAATACAAACTGTGTTGCGCGACACTATAAAATTCGGGCAAGTGTCCACCAAAGCGAGGCTGCATGCTAAGGGAGTGCGCTATATCGTAAATATTTATTGTTTCCGGGTCCGGGTTAAAAACATTTACATATTGTCCGGTAAAGGTTCTGATTGAATCAGGAGCATATAAGTTTTCTGTTTGCATTGCTTCCATTTTTAATTAGTTAAAATATCTTTTTACCTGTTCTCCAACCCAGCGCCCCATTGGTACCGGCACTGCGTTTCCAATCAGCTTATAACTGCTTCTTTTATTATCGAAATGGTAATCATCCGGAAAACCTTGCAATCTGGCGTACTCCCTTATACTGAATGGTCTTAATCCATGTTCAGCTTTCTGGTCTTTTACTAACCGGGTGCCAAGGTCTTTGGCGTAGTGCGCCACACAGGTAGGGGCAAGCGCACCGGGTTGCGATGGATCCACTACAATAGGTTTATCCCTGTATTTGCCGTTAATCCTGCTTACAACATAGTCAGGCATTTCGTACACCGGATCCTTCTCTATAATGTCTTTCATCCTGGTGCGGTTATTACATTGGCCGGGTGCCTGAATAGTGAAAGGTTTACGGGTGCCTATGAGAATAAGCCGGTCGCGTTTTTGCGGGAGCCAATTAGTTGCAGGCAAAGGGCAAAAAATGTTCACGTAATAATCAGGCAGTTTAGTCATGGCTTCCATAACTACTTTAAACTTTTTCATGCCGGGAACATTCTCCACCACGTACACTTCCGGTCTTTCGATGGCGATATGCCTGAAGAAATGCAGGAAAAGATCATCACCTGTTCGGGCGCCATGGATATCAGCGATTGCGCTGTACTTGGTGCAAGGGTAGGTACCCACAATTACATCGCTTTCTTGCTGGCTAAGAACAAGCATGTCTTTTATATCAGCATTAAGCACATCGTGCGAAAAGAAGGAAGCATTTTGCTTCATGCAGGTAGTAGCATCAGGGTCTAGATCCGCGCTTTGGATAAATTGTACCCCTGCCTGCATCATGCCTATTTCCATGCCGCCCGCACCGCTGAAGTATCCTTTTGCTGTTGGCGTGTACATTATGCTTGACCCTCCTTCTTGTAAATAAGCAGTAACTCACTTTTACCCACCTTCACCCCCGATTTTTGGAGAAGCTTTGCCGCATCAAGCGTAAGTTTTACCCCGCCGATAATTTGCTGGGCCACCATGGCCACAGATTTGCCCCGGTCAATTTCCGTTTTCAAGGCTTCGCCCTTCAGGTCTTCATCGTTCAGCCTTTCAAGCTGCAAAAACAGGTGATCGTTCAGATCGCTAATGTTGTTCTTCATAGGATTGTATTGTTGTTTTTAGTTTTTTAATTCGTCTCAAAGCGGTTTTAATCTCGGGCGGGTAGTTGTGGATGCTGTTGCGCCGCATGTTCTCCGCGCGGTCCACCAGTTCAAGGTTTCCAAGTTTGCAGTTAAGGGAATCCCCATCTTTAAATACCAGGAATCTTCCTTGCGGTACCGGTCCGCGGTATTTCTCCCAGCGGTA